ACCTCGGCGACAGCGTCAAATTGGGTTCTTCCCACCCAATAGAACTAAGCGCAGAAGGTGAGTCTGCGTGTGCCGTGGAGGTAGCACTTGAGCATGCTACCCCTGCTGGACAGTACCTATGGATCTGTCCAGAACTAGTTGCTTCCTTGAGTTGTGTTCGTATCTTTCGGGGTATGAGTCCAACTCTGCTCCCTTCCTTGCGTTCGCGCGCTAGGTTGTGGGCTAAGGAGCGGGGTATGAGTGATCTTGACCTATCATTCGTACTGCCCGGCTCTTGCACGCTGGCTGTGTTGCCAGGGCGAGCTGAGGTTGCAGCGGTGTCCCTTCTGGGGACTGACGCTGCCCGCTGGGGGGTCTCTACTTATGGTGCAATCGATTCTGGTCGATTGGATCTTAGTGGGGTTCGCCTGGGCTTCTGGGGGTCTCTGCGGCGCGCGGTGAGATGGACCCAACCAATCTCACCGCTACAGCCCACATGCACTGGGCTGGAACTACGTCGTTAGGAGAGCTATGGATGGGCGAGGGGCATCTGTGTTGGGGTTCATCCAATCCCTGAACTCAAACGTGGGTGTCGTCTGGAGACTCCCCCTGACATGGCTTTCTGCGACGAGTTGGGAAGGCGGTTCGAGTACCGCTGCTACACACCTGAGATAGAGGGAGTGTGGCACCCCCAGGTGCACAGGCCCTGTGCACACAATGCAGTCCGGGGATTGGTCCTCCGGACTCTAGGAGTCACCCCTTTGCCTACGTTTGAGGGGAGTCTAGCTTTTAAGACGGCCATGCGGGAGCTTGCGGGCGTTTTAAAGGCGAGGGTAGACTCGCCGGAAAGGTACTCCTATGAACAGGTCATCGCTTCCTACAGGGTGAGTAGGTTGCGAGCGCGTTACGAGATGGCGGCGGCGTCTCTTCTGTCTGACCCCCTGTGTCAACAGGATGCAGAAGTTTCGGCGTTCGTGAAGGCTGAGAAGTTGGTGGCTTACAAGTTAAGCAAGCCTCGAGTGATCATGGGTCGATCACCCCGCTATAACTTGGAATTGGCTACCTATCTCAAGCCCCTCGAGCATGCGTTGTATCCTGCCTTTCGTGGGTGGGGGCGCATGTACACGCGTACCCGTTTGATTGGTAAGGGCCTGAATGGAGAGGAGAGAGCATCTCTGCTTCGACGAAAGATGTTATCTTACCCCGGAATGGTTTGTTTCGAGGTGGATTGCAAGTCTTTCGAGGCTCATCTTACTCTGTCGATGTTGAGGGAAGAGCACGGAATTTATAGGCGCATTATGCCTGGTAGCGGTTTGGACCGCCTCCTCCGGTGGCAGGAGGAGTTTCGCGGCCGCTTCAGGTCTGGTGTTA